CGTCAAGATGGTTTCTATGAAGCCTCTGAAGCGGACTGGAAAGACTTCTGGGAGAATGAAGATAAAGCCGAAATTTTAACTGAGTAATTTGTCGGGATACCCCTATAAATAACCCTAGATTGTTGTAACATAGTTAAGTGCCAGTCCAAAGGATTAGTAAAGGGTTCAAGGACGTTAGTGCAACGTTCAAGATTAACCCTATGAACTACGACGTTATTACGTTGAAGAATGAGACTGCTATTGCTCGTTCCATTCGTAACCTTATCTTTACGGTACCTGGTGAGAAACCATTTGAACCTAATATCGGTTCTAGGGTCACAAACCTCTTATTTGAGAATCTGGATGTTCTAACTGCTAGTTCAATCCAAACTGAGATTGAAGCTACGATCGGTAATTACGAACCTAGAGTCAAGTTAGTCCAGGTAAGGGTGACACCTAATTATGATAATAACGAATTTGATTGTTACATCAAATATAATATTGTTGGAATCGAAGTTCCACAACAACAATTATCATTTGTATTACAACCGACTAGGTAAATGCCTCTAGTTAATTTCGCAAACTTAGATTTTGATCAGATCAAGGAGTCCATCAAGGACTATCTTCGTGCAAACTCAAATTTCACTGACTATGATTTTGAGGGATCAAACCTAAGTACAATTATCGATACGTTAGCATATAATACGTACATTACCTCATATAATGCCAATATGGTATCTAATGAGGTATTCATTGATAGTGCCACGCTCAGGGAGAACGTGGTGTCTCTAGCACGCAATATAGGATATGTACCGAGGTCAAGAAAGAGTTCAGTAGCAAATGTATCTTTCGTTGTAAACGCAGCAAATACAACGGCAGTTACTCTGACACTCAAAGCAGGTGCCGTATTGACTTCAAGGTCAACACAGTCTGATAAGAATAAAAATTATATCTTCTCAATTCCAAATGATATTACCGTTCCTGTAGATGCGGACGGTTTTGCACGTTTTAACATTGATGTATACGAGGGAACATTTGTAACTCAAACGTTCACCGTCGATACTGGCAATCCACGACAGAAATTTATCCTTCCAAACTCTGGTATTGACACCGACACCTTATCGGTAATCGTTAAAGATACTGAACTTTCGACAGTTTCAAGGAAATTTGAACTCTTTGACAGTCTTTTTAACGTCACTAAGGACACAAGGTGTTACTTTATCCATGAAATTTCGCAGGAGAGGTATGAATTACTATTCGGAGATGGAATTTTTGGCGTCAAACTTGATAATTCTAACTTTGTTCAGGCAACATACATTATTTCCAATGGTCCATCCGCCAACAATATCACTAATTTCACTTACATCGGCAATATCGTAGACAATAATGGTGCAAATGTAAGTCAAGGAGTGTCGATTGTCTCGACAAATGTGCCTTCTTACGGCGGAAAATCGATTGAAACTGTGGAATCGGTCAAAAAATACGCTCCGCAGATCTACGCATCACAAAATAGAGCAGTCACAGCAGCAGATTATGAGGCTTTAGTCCCTCAAATCTATCCAGAAGCCGAATCTGTGTCTGCTTTTGGTGGTGAAGACCTGACTCCACCTGAATTTGGAAAGGTTTTTATCAGTATCAAACCATATAATGGTGTATTTTTGTCAAGTGCTATCAAACAAAACTTACAACAGAGTATTAAAAAGTTCACAGTAGCAGGAATTAGGCCCGAAATCATCGATCTTAAGTATCTTTACGTTGAAGCTGATGTTGAAACGTATTTTAACCCAAATAAAGCACCTTCTCCATCGTTTGTTCAGAACTTAGTTACTCAAAATATTCAAAAATATTCAGATTCTTCGGAATTAAATCAATTTGGTGCTCGATTTAAGTATTCTAAGTTCCAAAAAGTCGTTGATAGTAGTAATGAATCGATTACATCGAACATTACGACTATTAAAATGCGAAGAGATATGCAAGTAAAGCTCAATACCTTCGCAGAATATGAACTTTGCTTCGGAAATCGATTCCATGTAAAGAATCACGGACATTCTCCAGTATATCAAGGTACTTTACTCGGTTATAACATTAGATCAACTGGATTTACGGTAAGTGGAATTAGTGGAACTGTCTATCTTGGTGATAGACCGACTGGAAATCTTGAAAAAGGAACAGTTTTCTTATTCAAACTGAATTCTCCAACAGAACCAATTATTGTAAAACAAAATGTTGGTGTCATTGATTACATTAAGGGAGAAATAAAATTGAATCCCATCAATATCATTAGTACGATGGTAAATAAGAACTCTCCTATTGTTGAAATATCTGTAAATCCCTTCTCAAATGATGTAATCGGTCTTCAAGATCTCTATCTACAATTGGATGTAAATAATACAACAGTAAGTTCTGTTGCTGACAACATTTCTTCTGGAAATGACGTATCTGGTACAAATTATATTGTTTCATCAAGCTATGGTTTGAATACTTTGGTAAGAGGAACCCCAGTAGTTACTGTTGACGTAGATCCACAAATTGAAGCTCAATTGGCCTCACCAACAACAGTAACACCTTCGACATCATCTTCTAACACTTTCGGTAGATCCTACTAATTAATAAAAAATGGCAGTAGATAGAGTAAAATTCCAGGAAATTGTCGCCAGTCAACTTCCAAGATACGTTAGAGAAGATTTTCCTCTTCTTGGGGATTTTTTAGAACAATATTATATTTCTCAAGAGTCTCAAAGTGGTCCTATTGATATTGTTAACAATATTGATCAATATGTAAAGGTAGAAGAGTTATTTGATATTGTTGATAATACTTCTTTAACATCTGATCTCAGTTTTACTACCAAAACAATCCCTGTATCATCAACAATTGGTTTTCCTGAAAATAACGGAATCATTCAGATTGATGATGAGGTCATATATTATACTGGAATCACTTCAACTTCTTTTACTGGATGTAAAAGAGGATTTAGTGGTATAACAACATATGTTTCTACAGGCAATCCTGACGAATTAACTTTTAGTCAGACAGAAACCAACAAACATACTTCGGGTGCTAAAGTAAAGAACTTAAATGTTCTGTTTTTAAAGCAGTTTTTAAATAAACTGAAAAAACAGGTCACTCCAGGTTACGACGATAGAAATTTCTACGGAGATTTAAATAAAAAGAATTTTATCTATAATTCTAAAAGTTTTTATTCCTCAAAAGGCACCGATCAGTCATTTGAAATTTTATTCCGAGCATTATATGGTGAAGATGTTGAAATTTTAAAACCATCAGAGTTTCTTCTTACTCCGTCTAATGCTGATTATAAGGTAACTCAAGATTACGTTGTTGAAAAACTTTCAGGTGACCCCTTAGATTTAAAAAACCTTACTATCTTCCAAAGAAGAACTGGAGCAAGAGGTTCTGTCACTAATGTTCAACAGATTCCTTATGCTGACTATCAATTCTATCAAATTAGTATTGATTCTGCCATTGACAACACAAGTGTTACTGGTTCTATTTTTGGTGAATTCAAACCAAACCCTTTAACAAAACTTCTTGAGAACGTAAGTATTGGTGCTTCAATTATTAGTGTCGATTCTACAGTTGATTTTCCTGAATTTGGAAAATTGGCCATTGTTGACGAAGATGGTCGAGAATTATCCATTGCATACACTGGAAAGACATCAAACCAGTTTTATAACTGCACAGGAATCATCAATGAGTTAGAAAAGACAGTAGATGTAAAATATGACGACTATTCTTATGCATATGTTGGAATTAATACCGACACTGAGATCCAGGTTCGATTTACATCAACACTGAAGGATTTTGTTCAGGACGATAAAACAAATTACTTCAGACCTCTTGATACTATTCAAATTAAATCACTTGGTTACGAGGCTCCTGGTAAAAAAAGTAATAATTGGCTTTTAAATGTAAAACCAAAATATAAAGTAGGTGAAACTACAGTTATTGATGCAACAGCATTCATATATCAATTTAAATTTCTCGAAACTCACTTCTTTAGTGAAGGATATGAACTGAGATATGAAAATGAGGATAAGACGGTATCCTTGTTAGGAAGTGTCGTCAGAGTTATTTCTAATGATACTGTAAATGTAAGATTCTCTGCTCAAATTCCCCTTTCAGGTCAATTTTTTGTCGAAAATCAACTTTTAAAGGGAGATTCAACAAAATATCCTTACATTGAAGAATTTGTCGCAAACGTTCAAAACACGTATGCAAAATTTAATGGGGATGTGATGGTCGCATCCAACTCAATACCAAAATTTGATGATATTTTAACAAATACTTACAATTGTACTGTTACGTTTAGTGCATCACTTCAAAGTACCCAAGTATTAGATCTTCCTACCAATCCCACGTCTCTACCTGATCATGGGTTCCAAACTGGAGATTCTGTTTACTTCCAATCTGCTGGTCAAGGATTTGAAAAAATTCCATCAGCATCTTATTTTGTAAAGAGAATTGATGAGAGTAAAATTAGTCTTGCAAGAAGTAAGGCAGACTTGTTCCGAGGTACTTTTGTAACTTTTAATGGTTCTGTCACTAATGCATCTCTGACATTACTTGAATTCTACAAGAAAAATATTGAACCACAGGGTATTTACAGACAAATACTTGAGCCCACCAATAATAGAGTTGATAATCAGTACACAAAATCAGGTACCACTGGTATTTGGAATAATGGTGTTGAATTGTTGAACTATAAGTCAACTAATAGTGTATATTATGGTGATATTCTTGGATTTACCGTTACACGAGGTGGAGAAGATTATGATATTATCAACCCTCCAGTAGTTAAAATATCTGATGAAGTCGGAACTGGTGCTACTGGTGTTGCTAATGTTCTTGGAAATTTAGTAAGACTTGATGTAACTGATGGTGGTATGGGTTACTATGCACCACCGACTATTGCGATTAAGGGTGGTAATGGATCTGGTGCTGCAGCAGAACCTAGAATGATCTCTATTAAACATGAGAATCCATTCATCGCAGACTCATCCCAGACAATTAGTCTTGCAAATAATGAAATTACTTTTAGAGAGGACCATAAGTTTCTTGATGGCGAAAGTGTTATCTACGAAACAAGAGGTACAAAGGGTATAACTGGTCTTACCACCGAAGCTGAATATTTTGTATTTGT